GGATTTGATGAAATCCAACGAAAAAACATACCTGAGATTATTACACCAGAAGGAAAGGGGAAACCCCTCGGACTTTACAAACATCTAGTCCACTTTCCACTCATGAAGAAATACTTCAGAGATAACGATATCACTATTGATCAACGCTACGGAACCTGTGATAACAGGATTGTGAAATGGTGTGCGGCCAACAATCTTATCATTTCACGCATCCAACTCGAAACGGCCACACTGAACTTGCCCCATCACCTAAAATTGGAGGATAAGGCCTTGGTTTATCCTCCAATCCCTCATTCCCCTCAACTGATAACGTTGCCTAGCGACACCACACCGCCGGTCATAGACCTTTCAACATGCGACGAAGGCGCACGTATAGAAGACGACGTCCCGTTAGAGCCCGACGACGACTCCCTCTTTCGGTGGTGCGAACAACTGCTTACAGAATCCCCGTCCGTGGCCAACCCCGTCCCGTCCTGGGACCCCTTAACGCCTGGCATAAGCGCGTGGTTCAATTCTCAATCGCCAACACTGGAACCGCCATCATTGCAGCCGACTTCGTCTGGCAAAATTTATTCTCCGCTTGGGGTGGAACTTCAACATTCAACCCGAACCTCGCCGTCAAAGTCAGATGGGCCAAAGTCTACAACACAACCCTGGGACAGTCCCTCACCACCTCTTTTGTTTTAAAGAACATGACAACGGACCCCGACGAACCTGATCTTAATCTGCAAGATTATGGCAATGGCGCAAGTCTTGCCTCAACCGGCATGAAGATACCTTATCTGAAGCAGAACATATATCAGGGCTTTACGTCAACCACTCTTGCTCTCCCCTTGATAACAGCCCAAGTCCAACCCAATGCAACCATTCTTTTTGTAGTTGGCTTTTCCTTTCGCATGTAGAATGACCTTAAAAAGTACTTGCTTAGACCCTGTCACTCGCAAGGAACTTAACTGTTTCTTTGTAGTGTATTCCCCCAAAGTCTTTGATAATACAAAAGCTAAACTCTTTCTCGACGCTATCCAATTCTCTCCACATATTCTGGTAACAGATGAGTACGGTGATTCTGGAAAACACAAACATCGCAATTACTTCTTCTACTCACATCATCGAGATGGATGGAACTTAGCTCGTGCTCACAAGCTTGCCAAACCAGAGTGGGTCTGCAAGACCGTCTCTTCACCAAATAACGTCGTCACTTATATAACGAAAGAGGTATGTCACGTGCTTCCACTTTACACTTACTGCGAAGCGGCGGTGGACGGCGGGCGGCGGCCCGACGCCCCCCCCGGGGGCCCCGCTTGCGGGGCGGGGGGGTCTGTTAATTCAGGCCGCGCCGTCGCGATGCCCCAGGGCAACAAGCCTGCCCCCAAGCCTGTAAGGATCGACGAACTCGCCGGTACTTACAAAAAGGGGGGCAAGGTAGCCCCAGGCAACCGTAAGTTGCAGGCGGTCTTCAACAAGGAGAACGCCACTGCAATGAAGGAGGCCAAGGCCCAGAGCAATCTGAAGTACGGCCCTGCCAACAAGATGGCTGATGGTGGCACTGTTGACCTCTCCAAAGGTGCCTACGACAAGGCAATGGGTCCAAGCGACGAGGACATGGATATGGCCAAAACGATTCGCGGCATCCCCGGAAAATTGTTCCGTGGCGCTAAGAGTCTGATGGGCATGGACAAGGCTCCAAAAGCTGACAGCGTCACGAAGACCAAAGAGTCAGTCACTGTGACACCCGCCAAAAAGCGCGGCGGATCGGTGAAGTGCTAAAACAAGGCGGGGGCTTCGGCCCCTGCTTTTAATTTATTTTGGAGAGCCACATGGCAACCGTAATTTCATCTATTTCGCGTCAAGGCGCATATGAACCGTTCGAGTTGCAGGTCTCTCGCGGTCAAATTCAAGGCCACAGCACGGTCATTGTGTTTGGATACAACCCAGATGTGGACACATCTGAAGAAACAATTTGGCCTGATGGCGGTCTTATTCCGCACCCAACCGCTGCATCCGTCTTGAAAATCAGTTCATCTAGCGCCGATGATGCCTCTGCTGGCACTGGTGCGCGAACCGTCTTTATTGAAGGCGTTGACGGCAATTTTGCTGTGGTGAGCGAGACCGTGATATTGAACGGTCAAACAGCAGTCAACACAACAAACTCGTACCTGTATGTGAACAGTTTCTATGTCGCTACAGTTGGCTCTGGTGGTGCAAACGCAGGCAACATCAATGCTGGCACTGGCACGGTGACATCGGGCGTCCCAGCAGTTTTGTACGACATCATTGCAATTGGTTACAACCAGCGCACCACTGGTCATTACTGCGTCCCGGCAGGCTTCACAGGCTACATGACAGAGGGTTCAATTTCTGCTGGTCAAGCCTCTGGCTCGACTTCTGTCACCACCTTTCTAAAGCAACACGGCCCAGACAACATCCTGCGTGTTGGTGCGGTTGCCGCAGTAAACAACAACGCCGCTGTGTTTTCGTTTGATCAGCCTTACATAATTCCAGAAAAGAACTGTGTGGGCGCAAGCGCAATTGGAGCCGCCGCGAATAACGCAGTGAGTTCGTACTTCAACATCATCTTGATCAAAAACGGCCCTTGATATGCCAAGCAAATCACCAGCCCAACATCGTCTGATGCAAGCCGCCGCCCACACCAAGGGCGGCTTTGGTGGTGTGCCCCAAAAGGTCGGCAAGGAGTTTTCCAAGGCCGATGAGGGCAAGAGCTTCAAGGGTGGCGGTTTGTACGCCAACATCAACGCCAAGCGCGAGAGAATTGCTGAAGGCTCCGGTGAGCGCATGCGCAAGCCTGGGTCTCCCGGTGCTCCCACCAAGCAGGACTTCAAAGAGTCTGCGAAGACCGCCAAGATGAAGGGCGGGGGCGTGTCTCTTGCCGTTGGACGAGGCGAGAAGTTGCCCGTTGAGCAGGGTGCTGGGCTTACAGCCAAGGGCCGGGCAAAATACAATGCGGCAACGGGCAGCAACCTGAAGGCACCACAGCCCCAGGGCGGCGCACGCAAGGACTCATTTTGCGCCCGGTTTTCAGGCATGCCTGGGCCGATGAAAGACGAAAAAGGCAAGCCAACACGCAAGGCGGCAGCCTTAAACAGATGGAAGTGCTGATATGGCTTATTCGGGAACCACGGGCACGACCGTTGTCACGGTCCAGACGCTGATCGACCACGGCGCTCGTCGCTGCGGCAAGCTGGCCGAGGAATTGACCTCTGAGCAGGTTCTGAGCGCCCGTGAGTCTCTTTTCTTCCTGCTGTCGGACCTGATCAACATCGGCATCCAGTATTGGGCCATTGACAAGAAGGTCTACGGCTTCACGGCAGACAAAGCAACGTACCTGCTGCCCCTTGGTGGCAATGACGTGCTCAACGCCTTGTATCGCTGGATGAACCGCCCACAGGGGGCGTATACATCCTCTGCTGGCGGCACGGTGGCCAACCTGTACGACGAGAACGTGCAGACCATTTGCACCCAGAACGCGGCCAACGGCAACATCTCGGTCAACTACGGCCCCTCAAATCCCATCTTCATCGGCTCGATTGGTTTTTTGCCAGCAGCCAGTGGCACTTGGTCGATCATTTACGAATACTCGCTTGACAACGTGACGTGGAGCACCCTGATTGACCTGGGAACCATCGCAGTGACCAACAATGAGTGGGTGTGGACTGACATTGAGAACGGCCAGACCGTGCCGTACTACCGCATCCGGGCTTACGGCGGAACCACCCTGAGCCTGCGCGAGTGGTACTTGGGCAACAACAGCACCGAGATCACGATGTCTCGCCTGAACCGCGACGACTACACCAACCTGCCCAACAAGAACTTCACGGCCAACCAGCCCTTCCAGTTCTGGTTCAACCGCACCATCCCACAGAGCGAGATCGTGCTGTGGCCGACGCCTCAGAATGCGTTCTACCAGATGACCATTTGGTACTCGCGCCAGATCATGGACGTGGGCGACCTCTACGGCGAGTTGGAGGTGCCACAGCGCTGGTACGAGGCCGTGATCATGATGCTGGCCCACAAGATGAGCCTTGAGCTTCCTGGCGTGGATATGAACCGCATTCAGTACCTTGAAGGCCAAGCCAGCAAGCACCTTGGTCGGGCCGAAGAGGAGGAGCGCGACCGATCGCCCCTGTATCTGGCCCCCTCGATTGCGTGCTACACGAGGTGACCTATGGCCATCTTTCTGGACACTGAGGGCTACTCTGACATCGCAATTGCGATCTGTGACCGCTGCAAGTTAAAGCGGCCACATGCCGTGATGCGCAACGACCCAAACTTTCCGGGCCTGCGGGTGTGCAACGAGGGCTGCGCAGATCAACTTGACCCCTATCGGTTGCCTGCACGCAAAACCGAAAGGATAACGATTCGGTTTCCTCGTCCTGACCTTCCGCTCAATGCTGGCGACAACTATCTGGTGACCACCGGGAATTCTCAGTTGCAGATTTCCACTCAGGGCAACACCCAGACGCCTACCTCGACCGGAAACAAGGACACTATCGCACCGAACCCACCCAACAACACGAGCACATAATGTCCGCACAAGTTGATATTCTCCAACTCCCATCGGCTGGTGCTATCACTGGCGCTGAGTCTGTCCCGATTGTCCAAAATGGCGTGACGGTGCAGACCACCACGGGCGCAATTGCCGCGTCTCCGTCGCAGCCTTACACCTACCTGACGGTCACCCAGACGCCCCAGTTGGCCAACAGCCGCTACCTTGGTGCGACCAACGGGCTGACCATCACTGACGGTGGTGCTCAGGGTGTGCTCAATATAACGACCACAGGCGCTTTATCGGCCCTGGTGGCATCTGGCACTGGCTTTCAGGTAAAAACGTCTGGAACAGCCATTACAGGCCGTTCCATGGCCGTTTCCGGGGCTGGTCTGTCAATCGTCAACGCCGATGGCATTGCGGGAGATCCGACAACGTCCCTGGCTGGCCAAGTTCTGAATCTGGCCAACCTGAGCGCCAACGGTCTGATGACGATCACCACGGCTGGTGCGCTGTCGGCCACCCAGATTGCAGGCGTAGCTGACCAGACGGTCGTGACCAACGCCAATGGCATCGCAGGAAACCCGACGATTGGCTTGGCTGACAACCCGATCATTCCGGGCGCTGGCGCAATCCTGATCCCTGCTGGCTCACTTGGTCAGCGTCCTGCTGGCGTCAACGGCAAGATCCGCTATAACACCACTGACGGGGCTTATGAGGGCTATTCTGCTGGCGCTTGGCGTCAGTTTGCCCAGACGGGCGGCGTGCTTTCGGTCACGGGTACGCCCAACGAGATCACAGCCACAGGCGCGGCAGATGTTGTCTTGTCGCTGCCAAATGCCCTGACCTTCACGGGTAAGACGGTGACAGGCGGCACGTTCAACATGACTGCCGCCACGGTCGGATCTGACACGGTCACCACCAACACGGCCGCGCAGACCCTGACCAACAAGTCAATCAGCGGCTCATCCAACACGCTGACCAATATTGCCAACGCAAGCCTGACCAACAGCGCAGTGACCATTGGAACGACTGCAATCAGCCTTGGAGCGTCCAGCCTTACCCTGGGTGGCCTGACCTCTGTTGAGGTCACCCAAGACCCTACAACTGCCCTGCAACTGGCCACAAAGCAGTACGTGGACGCTTTTGTTGAAGGTCTGCACATCCACGCCTCTTGCGATGCGGCAACCACAGGCACGCTGGCTTCGCTGACTGGCGGCACGGTGACGTACAACAACGGCACGGCTGGGGTTGGTGCGACCCTGACGCTTTCCTCGCCTCTGACGGTGGTGGACGGCTACACGCTGCTCAACGGCAACCGCCTGATGGTCAAGAACGAGGCAACGCAGGCAAACAACGGCATCTACACCTGGGCCACTGGCGGCACGGTTTTGACCAGGGCGACGGATTTTGATACGTCAGTTGAGATTGCAAGCGGAGATTATTCGTTTGTCACCAACGGGACTCTGTACGCCGGAACGGGCTGGGTTCAGACTCAGCCGGTGACCACTGTCGGCACTGACGCCATCATTTGGCAGCAGTTCTCCGGAGCGGGGACATACACAGCAGGCACGGGCCTGACGCTGACCGGCACGCAATTCAGCATCTCCAACACGACTGTTACAGCCGGTTCTTACGGCAGTGCAAGCTCAGTACCCAACTACACGGTGAACGCCCAGGGCCAACTCACGGCTGCGGCATCTACTGCCATTGCGATCAACGGCAACCAGATCACTAGCGGGGTTGTGGGAACGGCAAACGGCGGCACTGGCTTATCGTCATTCACAGCCAACGGTGTTGTGTACGCAAGCTCTACAAGTGCATTGGCTACTGGCTCTGCGCTGACGTTTGATGGGACTACGTTTGGGGTTACTTCTTCGGTTTTGTCAGTAATCTTGCTTGGCGACACAGGAAGCGCGGCAGATCAAAAGTATTGGCGCTGGCAATACGGAACTGGTGTTGGCGCTGGTCTTTTACGACTGAGAGCAACAAACGATGCAAACACGGATGGACAAAATGCCTACATCATTGCACGAACGGGCATCAACGTAGACAACCATCAGTGGCTTGTATCCGGCTCCGAACAAGCCCGCCTGACCAGCAGTGGTCTAGAAATCAAGCAATCCCAACTGATCGGATATAACGACTACACAGGCATCGGCACAAACGGCTTGGCTGTTGCTGGTAATGTGGGGGTGGGGACTGCTTCGCCTAATGCAAAGCTCACTGTTGGCGATCCTACTGGTGCTGCCATTGCTATTCCTACAACAGCTAATTTTTACGGCACAAATAGCATCGCTTCCTCCATTGGAACTGTTGGATTGTTTTCAACAGAAACAGCAGGGGCAGATGTTGGGCCTGTATTAACTTTTGGTGGTAAAACTGGAAATACTTTTTCACCATACCCATTTGGTTTTATTCAAGGCGCAAAAGAATCTGCAACTGCTGGTAATTATGCGGGTTATTTGAGATTTTTAACTGTACCGGCTGATGGCGGCTCTCCTGTTGTGGGTATGCATCTCAGTTCGGTAGGCAACCTCGGCCTGGGGGTTACTCCGAGTGACTGGAATAGCACCTATAAAGCATTTCAAATTGCAAGTGTGGGTCGTTCTTTAGCGCAATCAGGTGCTGGCGCTGGCGACTGGACAATGGCATTTAACGCTATTTATAGCAGTGCCAATAATCGTTGGGATTACGCTTATACAGGCGATGCTGCTGTACGTTACTCGCAAACTGGCGCGGGTATTCATGCTTGGTACACCTCTGGATCAAGTGCTGGCACGGCAGGAAATCTTGTCTCTTTTTCCCAAGCAATGACGCTGGGGGCAAACGGCAATCTGCTTGTTGGCACTACAACTGACGAAGGCGAGCGCACACGTTTTGAATCTACCAGCGCGGCGCAGCTAGCTCTTGTTTATACAGGCATCGGTAAGTTTTCATTCAAGGTGGACTCAAGTCGCAACCTTTCCATTATTGATGGAACGACAGAAAGAGTTCGTGTTTCTACTGATGGCACATTCCGAGTAAAGGGCGCAGGCACTGCTGGCAGCACGGACGCTTTCCAAGTGGCGGGGACAACACCCGCAAGCGCCGGCAGTATTACCAGGACTGGAGGTTTGGACATCGGGCCACGGTCTGGTGCTGTTGTGCAGATTCAGTTCCCCGCAACACAATCCGCCTCGGCTAACCCCAACAACCTAGATGACCATGAGTGTGG